CCGCTTATCTCCGGTGCTGACTTCTTGCCCGTCATAGGCGCACTGAAGGAGCTACGCGGCACAGCCAAACGTGATTTGGAGAAACGTGGCATTGTTGGTGGGCAGCAGTTCAAAGGTACAAGCGAGGACTTGAGCAAAATTCTGCGCGACATAGCAGATGACAAGCCGGGTTGGATGTCTGCGCTTGGCAAACTAGAAGCCGCTGGTATGGAGGCTGATGCACTTACCCGCCGTGCCCAATACAACAGCTACATTGAGCAAGGCTTGTCTGAAATGGAAGCTACGTTGATGGCGCTGGAGTCCATGAACTTTAACAAGCGCGGTGCTTCACCCAGCATCCACGTAGCCAACGCCCTGATTCCGTTCTTCAACGCGCAGATTCAAGGTCTGAACGTGATGTACAAAGCCATGACCGGCAAGATGCCGTTCAACGACAAGCTGCGCATTCGGGAGAAGATGTTGCAGCGCGGGGCGCTCATGGCGGGTATTACTCTGGCCTACGCCGCACACATGGAAGATGATGAAGCCTACCAAAATGCTACGCCTGACCAGAAATATGGCAATTGGTTTGTGCGAGTGCCCGGTGTTGACGAGCCTGTGCGCGTGCCAGTACCGTTTGAGATCGGCTACATCTTTAAGGCCATCCCTGAGGCGTTGTACAACTCCATGACCACGGAGCATGGCGGCGAGGAAGCAGTCAAGGCGTTCAAGCAAATTCTGCTCCAGACTGTGCCGGGCGGTACGTCCTACGGCATCCCTCAATTCTTTAAACCTGCCATTGAGGTTGGTCTTGGTAAGTCGTTCTACACAGGTCGGGACATTCTGTCTGCAAAGGAGCAACGCGAGTTACCGGAGTACCAGTACCGCAACAACACCACCGAGGCCGCTAAGTATGTCGGTAGTACCTTGGGCATCTCCCCGATCAAGATCGAAGCGCTCGTTAACGGTTACACAGGTACGTTGGGTCTGGCGTTCATGCAGGCTATTAGTCTTGGCGTTCCGGTGGGCGAGTCGCCAGAGAAAGCAGTCAAGCGTCTGTCCGAGTACCCTGTTGTTGGCGGCGTGTTCCAGCCCAACGATGCAGGCGGCATCATCAACTCAGTTTACGAGCGCATGAACGAGGCTGAGAAAGTCCGCACCTCCGTGCGTGACTTGATGAAAGAAGGCAAGATGACTGAGGCCAACGCCTTGCTAGAGCGGCGCGGCAATGAGTACATGCAGGCTGAAATATCGGACGTGTTCAAATCAAACATGAACAAGCTGACCCAAGCCGAGCGTGCAATCAACGCATCTGATATGTCCCCCCAAGACAAACGCGCTCAGTTAGATGAGATCAGGAAGATGAAGATTGGCTTGGCGAACGCGGTGCGGGAAATTTCCGATAAAACCATACACCTAACTGGTTTCCCTTAACGCCTGCAATCGCCTGTGCATTGATTCGGTGAGGGAGCGCGGCCCTAAGACCTAGCTCCCTCACTTTCTCAACGTCCAGCCCCGGTACAAAGAAGCCTTCACCCGGCCTTAGCTTCGCCCACGGATATATTATTTCCATCAAACACTTCTTCCATAAAGGTTATATGCATCACGTTGACCCGCATGATCGGGCCATTAGTACCGCCCAGCATATTTTTCTTGATGTAAGACACCTTGAATGCCGCCTCCATCTGCGTTTTGAACTCGTCATATCCGAAGCTCATGCTGACGCAATGCTTCTTCAGTAGCTGCTCCTCAAGATAAAACTCGCGGTAGCCGGGGGCCAACATGCCATGCTCGACACGGCCCAGTACTTTGGCGCGTGTAATCGACCTATCCACAATGTCGCCGTTGTCGCCCCACGAGGCCAGTATCTTGCCTTCCAACCGCTTGATGACAATGAAGCTGCCGTAGTTGTCGCCGATGTAGGCGTTGAGAACATCCTCTGCCGTACGCACGCTGCTCTTGACCACGCTACGGGCTTTGTCCACCAGTTGTTTGAGCGCCGCTATGACCTTGTTGATCTCCACGTCCAGTATGCCAGCGTACTCTTTGCGCAACAAAATAGCCGATGCCACCGTAGTTGTGCAGCCAGCATGCCAGTACCGCTCGTCATCGGTGAACTTCAAAACTTTCTTCAAGTGGGCGTGCACTTTGGCAACTACATCAGCCGCCGTCTTTTGGTTAACCGCCAGCCAGCGCACCCAAGCTTCCCCTGCCACGCCGTAGCTGCGTTTCATGTTGAGTAGAACCGTGCGCTCTTCGGGAGTCCACACCAGTTTGACGTGGGGGTTCCACTCCAGCATCCGCAGCAGTTCGCCGTTGGAGCTAAATTTCCGTGCCCCCGCCATGTAGTCAGTCAGCTTTTCATTTGAGGTAGTTGTGCAGGTTGTTTTCCATGATGTGTTGTTCAGACGTTCTTTGTTGGCCCCAGACTCCATGCGTTCCTTACCCTGCGCCTCGGCAAAGTCAAAAACAAACATGGGCATCCACTCTAAGTCAGTGCGTTGCGTGGCTGTGATTTCGTCAATAAGAAGCGGCATGCTGTTGAGCAGACCCGCCCTTTGCTGCATTGCAACAGGGGATGTTCCTTTGCCGGTGCGGTAGCGCAGGGGGTGTCCCCATACGCCAGCTTTGGCGCTCAGTACCAGCGACTTACCTGTACCAGACCACTGCGAAGCGATGTGCCAGACAAACCCCTCGTACTCTGTGAACCGCATGAGCGGCGCACCAAAGGAGTCCAGCGCAATCGCCAAGTGGGTGTCCATCCCCACCTTTTCCACAAAGATTTTGCGCCACATTTCCTGCCAGTCAGCCAGCGAACCGCTGCCAGTGGTGTTGCGGTTGATGTTCTCAAGGCCGGGCATGGGCACCCTAGTCTCTTTGCCGTCCGGCGTGAACACACGGTTGTTGTACACAAAGGAGTTGTTGGTCTGCCAGCCACATTGGAACGGCACTTCAATCGGTCGGCGGTTCTGGGACGCATCGCCCACACAGGCGCGGACATACTCGTACAGGGTCTTGTCGTGCCCCGCAAAGGTAGACACCACGTTCTGACTTGCCAGCGCCTTGAGCGTCTCGTCCTTGCTCACCACGGACTTCTGCGGGATGTTGAAAGTCTGCACGCCTTCGGGACGCACAGCGGCCATGTGTACAAGGTGGTCGTTCTCCATCTTGAGCAAGTCAACCACAAACAAGTCGTACGGAACCAACTGAATGTTCTTCTTGGTTTTCTTGCCCTCTTCGTCCTCCTCCATCTTCGTGCAGTACACGCCGCCTTTCTCGCCGTAGCTGTACCCCCGTGGGGGCAGCGGACGCATGACGCTAGGAGCTAAGGGTAAACCCGAATCCTCTGGCTCGTACGAGTCCTCTGAGTCAAGCTCCGTCTCGTCAAACTCCTCTGACACAGGCGCATCCAACATGATTTCCTTGACGGTGTTGTCCGTCTTGATCTCCCTACCCAGTATTAGCGGGTTGGTGATCTTGCCCCAATGTGGGCACTTCGTGCAGATGCCGGGGTTCTCGCTGTCCATCTTGACGCACGGATACGGCCCCTTGATCTCGAACATCTTCTGGTGCATGCGCTCATGGGAATACGGGTGCATGTCGGACAGCCAGACTGCTTTCTCCTGCCCATCGTCACACACCTTTGCCCAAGACAGCAGCCCCCGCCAGATCGGTTCTTTGCCATCATCCTGCGCCGTGGCAATGTAGTCAGCTATCTGTCCGCAGTGTGGCTCAAACCCGCTGAACAGTGTGTAGCTGTCCTGTATTAGTTTGACCTGCCCCACTGTGGTCGCCGCCTTGGGGCGCTCCCCCTCCAATACAGTCCTTGCCGCCCTGACGGGCGTAGGCGGTGGGGTATCAATCAGCTTCTCATAAATAAGCGGGGACAACTCCGAGAAGTCGAATATGTCGCCTTGCTGGACTATGCGCACAGGGCGCGGCGAAGCGTACTTCTTCTTGTTGTTTGTCGTGCCGGGGACACGCAGAATCCGCGCAGCATCAGCCGACACCGCCATGTCGATGACAAAGCTTTCCTGTTTGCACAGCCGCTTCAAGTTCTCCGCAACTGGTTGCCAAACAGCAACGGGCAGTTCATCTTTAAGCGGCCAGTAGCAGTGCAAACCCCCACCTGAATCAACAATCCACGGCGTACCAAGCGCATCCAGCCCTGTGTTTTGCAGGAATTTAATTAGCGCATCAGCCGCCGACTTCTTGGTAGCGTACCCATCCAAGTCAACAAAGAACGACTTAACGTACTTGGCTGTGTCAGAGCCGCGCTTGTTGTCGAAGGTGGATACACCAAAGAATATGTCGCAGTTGTCAGCTTTCCACTCGTCTATCTTCGGTATGAGTTCATCAATTGTCTCCGCATAAAAATGTTCTTTCTTCTTTGTGAGTTCTACCGCGCAATAAAGTCCAAGACCTTCAGACGGCAAAACCACCGCTAAAAACTCAGCGGGTGTCATAACTATCCTTTGGTTTACTTAAAGTCGTCTGTCGCGTTTTCTACGGCATCGTCGTAGCCGTCATTAAAGCCGTCGTTATATATTTCTTCGCGCTTGTCCACCTCTTGCGAAAGACGTTCTGCAAAAGTTTTAAGCCAAGCTGAGTCCAGCTTGTCGTACCCAACGGTGTGTGCGTACCGCAGCAGTTCCTCATTACTCAAGGTGTTAGGTTGAATGCTTTGCATGTTTTTCTCCAAGCCTCTTCACTATTGGGCGAAGTTTGTAAAATTTTAAGAAGCGCCTGTACCGCAGGGCGGTAGGCAACAAAGACTTCACCGCCGTGGAACCAGTTGTAGACAGACTGACGCGATGCGCCAGTTGCCTTGGATACCTTGATGGCAGAGAAGTTGTGGTGGATAGCCCAGCGCCCTAGTTGGTTGCCCAACGTCTTAGGCGCTTTGCCAATCCTGTTAATGGTTTGTACTGAGTAGGCCATGATTGAGGGGCCGAAGCCCCACCTCCTTATTCCTCGTCCCAGTCATCAACCATTGCAGCAAGCGAGGACTTGGCCTTCGGTACTGCGTTGGGCTTCTTCTCTTCTTTGCGCACCACTGGTTCTTCATCCTCTTCAACAGGCGTAGCTACCTTGGCTTTTGCCTTGGCCTTTGGTGCGGGTGCCTCGTCCTCTTCAGCCGCCTTTGGCGCTGCCTTGGGCTTGCTGCCCGGCACAGAGATTGGCGCTGCAACATTGTCAGTCTTTGCCACCGTCATGGTGATAGCTTTGATAGCGGTGTCGGTCTTGCCTTGCTTCTGTGCAGTCGCGTACTCGTCGTCGGTCAGCCAGCGCATAGTCTTGAAAAACAGCTTGGGTGACTGTGACTTGGTATCAAACCGCATACGAGTAATGACCATTGAGGGGTCAATGTCCTGCGCTACCAACCAACGAGCGTATGCTTGCAGTGGGCGGTTTTCACCATCGTCTTTACCAAAGATAGACGTAGCTGGCAGTGTCAACTGCATCACGTTACCTTCAATGTCGTTTGCCAGCACCACAGCCATACGTTGTTGGTAGCGGCATGCGCGGCTATTGCCTTGACCTGAGCCAGCAATATTTTGTGGGCAACCTTCGCACTGGGTATGCTGCGGATCGTGGGCATCTGCGCTAGGTGTCTTGCCATCAGCAGACCAGCAGTCAGGCGCAGCCGCTGCCGCATCAGGGTTGTAGCTGCTGGCGTAAAACACGCGTCCGATTTCGGGAGCGGCATTGACCACCACTACGTCAAGGTAGCGTTCCTCAACAGCCGCGATCTCCTTGCCGCCATCAATCAGACGGAACACGCCGCCCTTGATGCTGATACGTTTGCCACCACCGCCGATACTGCCCCCCGTCAAGGCTTTAGCGATATGTGAAAGTGCACCGCGATTTTTAGCGAATGCGGGTGTTTGTGAGGGGTCGAAAAGAGCAACTGAGCTCATATTATTCTCCGATTACTTAGTGGGTTTACGAACAGAAATGGCATACTCCGTCATGGAGTTCAAGCCAGCGGGAACTAGACCGGGGTTTTCCTCAAGGAAGTGAGCCATGTTGCCCTGAGCAATGCGTTTTTCAAGCAAGTCCAGTGCGTCATGTTCCTTGATAAATTCCTTGAAGGAATCCCAGTCTTGTGTGTTGTAGCGCGTCTTGGTAGACAGCACCACAGTACCTTGATCGGTGCGTACAGATGACACGCCTAGTGTCAGCATCCAATCCTTGAGGGCGATTTTCACGGCGTCTTGTTGTCGCTTGATCTCCTCAACTTCGTTTTCATACGCTTGGGTCAACTCTTGGATGCGTTGCTGCATCCTACGGTACACCTTTGCCAACTTGTCCATTGGGACAGTGGCCATCGAAACGGGCTCCGTTACCGGAGCATCATCCTCATCATCAATTTCAGACATTTGCTTCTCCTGTTATTTTGTCCAAGGTTTAACATCATACATGGCAATTCGGTCTTTGCAACTCCTTTCTTAAATATTTTTTACTTCGCTGTCGTACATGCCGACAAGCAGTGCGTGGTCACTTACTTTGGTTTCCATCGCCTTGAAAAGTTTCTTCTCTATGGGGCTGGACTCAATGTGCACCACAGTAACTTTATCAGAGTCTTGTCCCTTGCGGTCAGCCCGAGCGATACATTGTACGTACTGCTCCACGCTCATAAGGGGGCCAAAGAATACCACAGTGTCGGCGGCAGTTAGGGTTATCCCGTGGGCGGTAGCTTGCGGCTGCATCACCAAGACGCGGATGTTACTTGTAGTCTGGAAGTCGTTGATGATCTGCCCACGCTTGGATGCTGACACGTCACCATGAATTTGTCCAACGGTGTAGCCGTGCTTGGTCAGGTAGTTGACTATGGTGTCTATACTAGAGCGAAAAAGGGCAAAGATGATTACCTTGCGCTCTGTTTCTTCTAGCACTTCCTCCAGCACAGCCAAGCGCGGGGCTGCATCAAACTCCACAACCTCCCTGTCATCTGTGTATGCTGCACCGCAAGATATTTGAAGCAGCTTGTTGACCGCCACGCCAGCGTTGATGGCGCTGATTGTTTCCCCTGCCGCGCTCACCATCATCTGCTCCTTGAGCAGCTTGTAGTACTTAGTCTGTTGGGGAGTCATCGGCACCTCCCTTGTCACCGTGATGACAGGCGGCAAGTCAAGGCACTGGTCTTTTGTGAAACGTATTGCTGGCTGAAGCGCGTCATACACCATCTCCCTTGAGCCCAGCTTTGGAGCCCACTTGAACATGGTGATCTTGTTCATTACCTTGTCGCGCCACGCCGTTTGAAACTTGGGTACACCAGCGGGATTGACCAGCTTGGCAAGGCCATAGGCATCCACAGGCGACTGCGAAGCAGGCGTACCCGTCATCATCCACAAATATGTATCGGGTCGGATGATTGAGGCCAGCGCTTTCCAGCGGCGAGTGCTTGGGTTCTTATAGGCGTTGGCCTCGTCCACAATAATAAGATCAAAGCGGCCATCGTTGATGACTTCTTTGGCAATCAGGTTGAGCCCGTCATAGTTGGCAATGACGATCTCGTAGTCTTGCTGAATCATCTCAATACGCCGCGCTGCTTGGGGGTGGTGGGCTACGATTGCGCTCCTGTGAATAACGCTTCGGTTGATGTCGCCCATCCACGCGCTGTGCATGATAGACAGCGGGCACAGAATCAATACACGCCGCACTTCATTGCGCTGCATTAAGAAGTCAGCCGCCCACAACGCAGATAGCGTCTTGCCAGTGCCGGGGTCGTTAAAGCAGAAAGCTCTGCGGTGTAGCGTGAGGAACGAAGAGGTTTCTATTTGGTGCGCCATCGGTATGTAGCGCCCCGGCCAGTTGTAGCGTTTGGTAATTGGTGAGGGTACATCACGCACACCTAAGTTCTTTAGCACACGCGACTCGTCGAGCCCCCAGTACACAGCTACTTGGTATATACCGTCTTCTTCGCTTAAAACTTTGTGTTTTGGGATGATGCTGAATTTGTTAGGGTCGCGTGTGCGCAGCACTAACGCTTTGTTGTCAACAATTTCCATTTTTTTCTTTCAACAAGTAATGAGAATAGATGGAGTCGTTATCAAGCGTTCTAGTTAATCGTCTTTCTACTAACTCTCTACTAATTAACTCTCGCACAACTTTTTCCATATCCCCTTCTACATCTTCTATCAAAACGGCGGGGCTTTGAAACGTAACAAGCCACAGGTTTTTTAGTACGTCTGTTGATACATCTTCAAACCCTGTGTTTTCGATCATTGGTACTCTTGGGTCAGACCACGCAAAGCTATACCTTTCGTTTGCTTTATATTTAAGCGTGCTCATTTACTTCTCCTATTAATATCTTCTACAAACATACCTAGCTCTGTCAGTTAGGTAGTGCATTTCTATTTCTCCCGCTTCTTTCATTGCGGTGTATGCAGCCCGAAAGAACTCGTCGTCAACGATTGCTTCAATTGGAACCCAGTTGTTTCCCCAACGTGCATCCCACAGGTCGTGCATTACGTCTAAAGAAACATGACCGTTCTCATTTGATTGAGTGGTCGGATTTACGGGCGTACGATCTGTTTGCACTTGCGCTCTCCACACGTAGGTTACTCCTTACTGTTTTGCCTCCTTTGCTCAAAGCTTTTTTGTGATCGACATCTTTGCCGTCACCCTTGTGTACCAGCCCTTCGCGCTCCATCATGGCTCGGGCTTTGTTTCGTGCGGCGCGTTTCTTTTTAACTTCGGGTGTGCCATCGTACTGCTCATATTCTTTTGCGTACGGGCGTGGTTTGTTTACGTAAGGCATGGTTTTCCTTTCAATGTTTTTTGTTGAACTCGCAGGTTTTAACTGGACACCAACCGCACAAAGGTGTTTGGTTT